ATATTAGAACAAGATATTATAAAAACGGAAGTAGATAAAATATTTATTGAGGACAAAATAATACAAAAAAGAATTATGGAGTTTTGGTACAAAAATGATATGGCAACACAAAATAATATGTCTATTTCTTTTGTGGATTTTGTATTAAAGCCAAATTAATTTTTGACAATTATTCCTGTTCCATATCTTGTTTCAAACAAATATGGAGTTATCGATTTTTCTTGACAGAATATGTCAAATGCTGTTTTTGATGGCTTATGACTTTTAATATAATCGACTATTATAATTCCATTTTCACTAAGTTGCCCCCAAACTGTTTCCAGATACTGAAGATGCTTATCATAAGATTGCTCTTCGTTGATGATTACAACATCCCATTTAATTTGATTGCACATTTCTATGAAGTTTTTATCATATAGTTTACCAATATAAAAATTTTTATTTTTTTTAAATGTTTTTTTTATGTTGGCTTTGCCTATTCTTATTGGTATGAACTCATTATTGGTGTTTTCTTTAAATCCAAAAAAAGTTTCAACACCGGTACAGGAAAGAAGAAAGCAAGAGCTTAAAAGACCTATATTGAAACCTATTTCTAATAAAGATTTTGCCTTTAAATATCTTCCAATGTAATAATAGAAAGGAGCGTATTTATTATCCAGATATGCAGCCGTTTTTCTTGAGCTTTCTTCTATGACACACAATCTGTCAAGAAGCGTTCTGCCACTTATTATCTGAGAATCTAAATCAAAATTTATTTTATTTTTTATTTGATCCAGGTCTGATTTTTCCATACTATAATAGAGTTATAATTTCTTTAATTTAGGAAAATGTATGGGATTTGAAGTTTGTTACTCATTTCACGATAGAATAAATGGTGAATACAACAAAGAAGAGGTTAAAACCTTTAAAAAGAAGGTTGGAGATCCATTTGATGAAATCTCTTTAGAAAAATTAGCAAGTTCGATTATATCGCAATTAGCAAGAAGAGACATTTGGATTATTGCGTTAGATGTTTATGAACTTTCAAAGAAAAAAGTAGCCTTTAAAGAAACAAAAGGCGGTATAGTCATTAAAAACAAAAAGTTCCTATTCGATACAATTGAAGGGGATATGGTTGTAGAAATAGAAGTTGAAGAAGAGGTCCCACAAAAATCTTTGCCAATAAAGACCACACCCGTAGCAGACGCTTCGCAATCGAACGCTACATTAACCAGAAAGGTTTTGGAAGTAGTTATTTTCTCGCCAGAACCACAGCAACTAGAACAAGCAAAAAGAAAAGGGTTGAAGCTTACCCCAGATAAAAAATATTCTGTTTATAAGAAAACAGCTTCAAATATAGGTGAAATTTATACGGTCATGGATGATGAAAATAAAGATGTACAGGTTGCAGACAGCAATTTTATTCCAGGTCAAATAAACTTGTATGGAGATAGAGAGCTTGGGTTCTCTAATAAAAGTAAAGACAAAAGCGATCTTTTGTGGGAAGGTGCTTCAGTCGAATCCGGTATGCCAAATCTTCGTAAAAGGTAAATTATATGTCTAAAAAACAAAAAGAAAGAAAAAAGAAAAATCGAGAGAAAATTGCTCATAAAAGAGTTTTGGGAAAGAGACTTACTTTGAGAAAACAAAAAAAGGAAGCAATAATGGAACAGAAAAAACAAAAGAGTGTAGAGGACGCTGTTTATGGTAAAGAGCAGCCTTTTTTGAAAAACAACTCAATAAAAGAGCTTGAGCCAGATGAAAAAGCTAAAAAAATGGATGAAATTAAAGAAAAAATAAATCGTAACTTTAAAATTCTGGAAGCATTAGAACAAGAATATGATCAAGAGCATTCAAAAAGGCAAGAAATAAATGAAAAATTAGAGCAAGAAGGCTACAAAACAATAAAAGAAAAAATGGATGCCTTGCATTTAAAAGCTTTGGAAGAAAATGCAAGAAAAGAAGGGGTAGATGATTTAGATATAAACAAAATAGTTTTGGACGAAAGTTCAAAAGAAGAAATTATTTTAGAGGAAACCCCAACAATTGATAATTCTCAAGAAAATGAAATTTCTTCTTGACAGAACCATTTATTTTTGGTAGGATGCCGTTTCGAGAATTAGAAAATTAAACAAGGAGATATGATATGTCAAAAAACGAATATGAACCACTGGACATGTCCCAGATGGAGTCAGAGCTAGCAAGGATGACAGTAGAAACAGGAGCCAGTACAGATGATTATCTTTCAAGGTATGTGCGACTACCTGAAAGAGATGGATTTGTTATGATGAGATTCCTGCCTATTAAAAAAGGTCAAAAGCTATGGTGTGTGACAAGAGTTCATACCTTATTCGACCCTAGCAACCGAAGAAAGCTGACATATCATTGCCCCAGAGAGCTTGTAAACTCAGGCAGAGGCGAAAGATGGGTAGGAGATTGTATTATTTGTAAGTACTACTCCGACCTTTGGCAGAAGTCTGAGAGCCTATCTGGAAAAGCACAGGAAGATCTTCAAGCACAAGCTAGAAGTATTAAACCTGTAGAGCGATATTACTACAATGTAATTGTTCGTTCTGCTAAAAACAAAGATGGCGTTATAGAGACCAATGTTGGACCAAAGATCTACAGTTGCGGTAAAGTTCAACATGCGAAGATTATTCGTGCCATTTATGGCGATCCAGTTGCTGGAGAAAAAGGTCTTGGCGACATTACGCACCCACTAACGGGGCGAGACTTTAAAGTCGTGAAAAAGGTCGTCAAAGGTGGTGGTGGAATGGAATATCCAAACTATGATAATTCCAAGTTTGAAGACCAATCGCCACTTGGAACGAAGGATGAAATTGCCATGTGGATGGAAAAATCCAACGATCTTCAGTCGTTAAGATCTGTTAAATCTCAAGATGAGATAAAGGATGGACTTAGAATTCATCTTGGAATGATTAAGAGCGGAAATGATCCTGATAACAATGATTTAGAAGAGTTTAGGAATGTTGGAAGCTCTACGTCAGTATCAGTATCTATGTCATCTTCAAAAGTAAAAGATGAAGTTAAAGTGTCAAAATCAGAAGAAACATCTGAAGATGCAGACCTTATGGCAGACGATGAGTTTATGAAAGAACTTGGTTCAATGTAGCTCAGTATTAGGCAACCTAGTTTTGGCTAACTGTGGCTTAAAAAAAAGATCTGTTTCTACATCTTAAAAGGTTAAAATGGCTAAGAAAAAATGTGAAGGCGATGATTCTTTCGACAGTTTCTTTAAGGATTTAGCTGATAAAACTGGCGGGGATGTTCTAAGTAATGTTGATAGCATTAAGTATTTTGTAGACACAGGCTCTTTAGCATTGAACTACATTTGCTCTGGTCGATTTATTGGCGGCGGCGTTCCAGGCGGAAAGCTAACAGAGATATATGGACCAAACTCTTCATCAAAGAGTTTAATTGGTTCCAATATTCTGTTCGGTTGCCAAAGAATGAATGGCATCGGAGTCTTAATGGATTGCGAAAATTCTGTAAACCAAGAGTTTGTAGAAAAGGCATCTCATTGCAATCTTAATAGACTTGTTACCTTGAGACCAGAATCTTTAGAAGAAGTTTTTTCTAAAATATATAAAATTGTAGATGTGTCTCGTCAAAGGTACGGTGCAGATAAGCCCATTGTTATCGTCTATGACTCTATCGGAGTATCTCCATCAGCGAGAGAACTCAAAGAGGTAAAGCTTCCAGAAAAATTTTCTGTTGCTCAGTTTAAAGCTATAGTAGGAGGAAGGGAACAGCCAGGCGAAAGAGCAAAAATATGCTCTAGAGAGTTTAGGAAGTTAAATACTGTTATGGAAAAGAATAATGTTACAGTAATTATTCTTAACCAGACACGTGATAAGATTGGAACTTTCCATCCAACGAAGGTCACAGCGGGTGGTGGACAAGCCTTGCCTTTTTATGCGTCTTGTAGAATTGAAACAGCAGCAAAGACGAAAATTGATAAAAAAATAACTGAAACAAAGAAAAAGATTTTAGGCATAAACATAAAAATGAAAAATGTTAAGAATAAGACGCACAGACCATTTATTGAATCTGAAAATATAAGTCTTCTTTTTGATTTGGGTGTAAATCCAATAAGTGGTTTATTGTCTTGTTTGATGGATGCTGAAAGAGTCGTAGTAAGCAGTAAAGGCAACTTTGCTGTAAAACCAAACTGGAGCAATGGGCAGGAAGTAAAATTTAAAGCTAGTCAAGTTATTAATAATGTTCCGCTTGATATTCTTTTAAAATGCCCAGCATTAATAGATGCAGAAAATGAAGAGGAAGTGATAAAATATTTAGAACCATTCATGGCTGCGGTTAATTTTCATCCAGAACAGATGGAAGATGTAGAAATGAATACAATAGGCGAATTTGATATTGATGATGTTGAAGAAGAAGAATCTGAGGATTCGTAGAATTAACTGCGTATTATCTCGATTAAAAAATAAAAGAATCGATCTTTTTACAGATCGATTCTTTTTTTTTCACCGATTTACAAGTCTAATCAATTAATACCTGTTACATCTGCGAATGTTTGTGGAGTGTCGGTAAAAGTACCGGCATCTACAACCGATGCTGTCATTTTGTAATTGCCAGTATCGTTTTTTGTCATCATCATGTTGACGGTTCTTTGTTTAGAAACACCGCCTACAACTGATGTATCAAGACCACTTTCTGATGCAAAATTTAACAAATTTGGTACCAATTTAAGTGTATATGTGACAGTTGCCATTTAAATCTCCTTTGCAAAAGTAGAATTCTACTAATTGTATATAGTGTTTATTGTATCTTTTTTGACATTTTAAACAACATCTAGTCTCGTGACCTCTATTCCATACTGATCAATGAATTTATCTTCTAAAACTAAGTTGTTATCCGGACCAGAAAACCTTACACCAAGATTGTATGCGTCTAATGATGCTGATCTATTTTTATGAGTCGCAATAACCCAACAATAATCTTCTCTCACAATGAAGCCGCCTTTTTCGTCTTCTTGTGTAACGCCGATTTCTAAAATTAAACCGTCTGGAAGAGCCAATTCGATTTGACCGTACTTAAGAAGATACCCAACAAGAAGATGTTGTATTTTGCCTTTAGAAGACATTTGAAGCTCCTTTTATAGAAGGAATGGAACACAATATATATTAAAAAAAAAATAAAAAAGAATCGAACTTTTAACAGGACGATTCTTTTTTACTTAATAATAGAATTAATTATAATTACGCAGACACGCCGGTTAAGCCGGTTACGTTACCGTACTGAGTAGATCCATCAGCAGCCTCTGTAAATGTTCCGCCGTCAACTCGAGCCACGGTCATTTTCATAACACCGGCAAGACTTGTCATCATCATATTAACAGTTCTTTGCTTTGAAAGTCCGTTTACAACGGATGTATCAAGTCCACTCTCTGTGTACGCATTAACATCACCAGGCACAAGACCTACTGTAAATGTTGCCATACTAAATCTCCTTTTGCAAAAGTATCGGTCACTATGACCTTAACATATATAGTTGTTCAATAGAAAAAAACATTCGATGCATTTATATGCATGTAATGAGTGCCTTCAAAAATCCGTTCATCACAATCATCACAATCCTCACAATATGGCATTTTAATAGCTTTGTTTTCGTAGTCGCATGCCAAAGACCAGCAATAAATTTGTACATCTTCTTTAGTAATTTCTACTAAAACCAAGTGATCAGCACCCAAAAACTTTTTTACTACTTTTATAATAAAATTAAATGGAAGTAAATATCCTACCCTGTTGTATATCTGTAAAGTTTTAAGTAAATATGTGTTGTAGTCCGATTGTTGATAGTTCACAATAATAGAATATCCATCAACTACTATTTCTCTTTCTTTAAAAATATCTAATCTATCATCCTCTGAAAAAGGCGTTTGCGGATAATTATAAGGAATTAACATTTTTCCTAAAGACTTCATATTTGAAATAACGTCATTAAGTTTTGGTTCTTTTCTTAACATTTTTCCTCATTGAAGGAGTAGTAATATTATTTAGTTATCTTTGAAAAGTTTTTAGTTATTTGAAAATTATTTTTCTTTTAAAATTTTATCTTGTACGCTATATTAATATTAAGAAAGGTCGGAACGACCTGTTATTCGCTTTAGTTCATACTATATTCAAGGATTAAATAATGGCTAAAAAAACAATTGATCTATATTTAAGAGATTACTGCAAGCGTCTTTCAGAAGACCAATTTAAGTTCATTTCCCAAAGGTTTTCACAAAAATTTCAAGGGGACATAGATGACGCTTTAATTTTTTTAGGAGAAACGAAGGAGATAGATAAATGGTTGTCTTCGGCATCGTCTTCCAAAGAGTTTTATGATATGCTAGATTCTGTTCATTTTTCTATTGAAAAAGAAATAACAGCTAGACAGTCTGCCGCTTGAAGAAAATTCTTTGTCTGCTAGTTTCATAAACTAAGCAATTGCCCTCTGCCGGTACAGGTAAATATGCCTCCGCTTATTAAAGCTGTAGATAAGACCGAACTAATTAACACAAGCGAATATCCATATGCAAATTGGAAATTTGAGAAATTTAATTGTGTTCAAAGCAGCATGATGGATTTTTACGATAAAGAGGTCAACGGATTGATCGCAGCATCTACCAGTAGCGGAAAAACCGTTGTGGCAGAGCAGTTTTTAAGTTATGAGATAAGAAAAAGAGGCGGCAAGGGAATGTATCTTGTGCCAATGAGGGCATTAGCACAAGAAAAAATAGACCAATGGACAGATCCTAATTATCATTTTAAAGATCTAAATGTTTCTATCTGTACAGGTGACTACAGAATTACCAAGGATAGAACAAAAGAATTAAATGAATCAAATTTGATAATTATGACAAGCGAAATGTTGTCACATAGAAGCAGAAACTATACGTCTGATCAAAATGCATTCTTAAGAGAAATTGGCACATTGATTGTTGACGAAGCTCATTTGCTCACTGTTCCAGGCCGTGGCGATCATCTTGAAGTTGGATTGATGAAGTTTACAGAAATCAACAGTAAAGCAAGAATCATTCTTCTTTCTGCTACTATGCCAAACGTAGAAGAAATTGCCAGTTGGATTTCTTATGGTCTTACCAAAAGAAAAACGTTTGTTTTAAATTCTACCTTTAGACCAGTACCGCTAACAACACATTATGAAATATATTCAGATAAAGTAAAAAGCTATGATATTATTGAAAAAGAAAAAGTTAATAATGCTCTCGAAATAGTAGAATATTATACAGAAGACAAGTTTTTAATATTCTCACATACTAAAAAAACTGGCGAATTAATGAAAAACACCCTGATAAAATCAGGAATAAAAGCGGAGTTTCATAGTGCTGATCTTGCCAAAAGTGCAAGAATTAGCTTAGAGAATAGGTTTAAAAATGATAAAGAACCTAGAGTCATAGTCGCTACCAGCACACTTGCATGGGGTTGTTATAAGCACGGCAGTCGTGTGGTTCTTCCTAACGGATCGATGATGGACGTTGCCGATATTTCGGTTGGCGACGAACTGCTTTGTCCAGTCAACAACGGCTTCGAACCTAGGAAAGTTATCAGGCAGGAGACTTTTGAGTCTGAACGTGGATATTTTGTTAAACTCGAGTGCGGTGACACGATGACTGTGTCTGAAGATCATGTCTTTTTGGCGGCGGAAGGAAGGAAGGCTCCAGATTGGAATGAAGTGTCATCTCTTTCTAAAGGCGATTTTATTGCTGTGCCATCCGATTTTGGCTTGTGGACAAAAGAGATTTCAGACGTTGACCGATTCTGGTATTTGGCAGGTTTCGCTTTCGGAGACGGTTGCATTGAAAGAAAAAATGGATGTGACGATATTCCTCATGAGATTTACGACAAACAGCTCATTATGAGAAGCTTCTTGAGGGGGCTTTTCGATGCTAATGGCGGATCCAAAGACCATTCTAACGGAAAAGTTTCTGTCGGTATTTGTAACATAAGCGAGAAGATGATTCAGTCTGTCCGTACCGCTCTTCTTGGTTTCGGCATAATGTCTTCTTACGCACGCAAAAGAATGATGCCGTCTACGCTCAGTGGCAAGATTCTAATGCCAGCGAGAAAGTATATTTACAGGCTACGCATTTTTGGATCGAAGAATCTTGATCTTTTTATGAGTCGGGTGGGATTCAATTGTCCCGAAAAGTGTGCAAGGGTTTACTCGTACTTGTTGTCAAATCCATCGGATAATCCTAAATATCTGGTCGGCAAACCATATTTCTGGTCGAGGATAAAGGAGGTTAGGAAGTGTTCCGGCGGTCTTTTCAAGGAGATTGAGGTTGATAGTCCACATGCCTATGTAGGATGTGGAGCAATATCTCACAACTGTAATTTACCGGCAAGACGAGTGATTGTTTTAGGAGTTAATAGAGCAAATGAAAAGATTGCATCATATGATATATCTCAAATGGTAGGAAGGTCTGGCAGGCTTGGAATAGATCCAATGGGAGATGCATACGTTCTTATACCAGAAAGTGAACAGCTAGAGTGTAAAGCCGAACTTCAAAAACCATCTAAAATAGAATCGCAACTTTTAAATAAAACAGGACCATATTATAAAAATTTAGCGTTCCACCTAGTGAGCGAAATACATCATGGATATGTGAAAAACACAGAAGACATTTATCGGTGGTATAAAAGATCTTTGGCGTATTTTCAAAGCAATCAATTAAATGAAAAATCTATAGACGATACTTTGACATCCCTTACTAAATGTGGGGCTATAGGCTCAGAAAATGATGTGTGGTATGCAAGAGCAATAGGTAAAGTGGCAAGTATGTTTTATTATTCACCATTTGATGCGTCCGATTTATTTTTTAATTTGAAGTTTATCTTTGACAATCAAAAGCAAGATGATGATTATTTTGTTTCTATGGCTTTAGCGAACACAGATTCCGCTAGAAATAATATCGTTTCTAGAGCAGAAAAAGATGCAATGAGTGCTTATAGAACGAAAGTGTTAAGAAATAAAACGAATAAGTTTATTACAGAAGGATCTTGTAAAGTTGGATTTTGTTATTTCAACCTGATGCAGGGGAGAAATAATCCTGTGTTCGCTTCTTTCCAAAGAAATATACAACTTGAGTTTAATCGTGTTTCACAAGTAATTCAATCGTTGGATACGTTTGGAGGTAAATGGGGGAAAATATCATGGATGAAAGAAATAGAAGGAAAAATTGTATATGGTGTTCCAGTGCACCTGATAAATTTATGTAGCATACCAAATATAGGCAAAGTAAGAGCAACAAAATTATATGAAGCTGGAATTAAAGATGCAAAATCATTTTCTTTATGCGATAAAGATAAACTAAAAAAACTTTTAAATATGAAAATGGAACTAGTTGAACAAGCAATTAAAGATTCCGCTTCTTTTTGAATTGGTTTTTGTTCGTTTGATCTTTTACTTTTTTGATTAGTTTCTTCTTGCTTATAGTTTTTTTATTTTTACGATGTATACCAGCCACAGAAACACCATTTTCGCAAGCTGGTAAACTAGTAAATGAATAATCAACTAAACAGTGAATACAACATTCTTCTTTAAATGGCGGGATCCATGATACCACCACAGAATCACAATTCACCACAGCCGCTGGAAATGTATGGTGCGATGTACCACCATTTATACTTATTGAAAATACCCAGCCATTGCATATGGTCTTGCATGGACCCTCTTTATCCTTTCCTACTGTAACCGTACCATCTCCTATTGCAATAAAATGAACTTCACGTGCAAAAACTGGGCGACCTGCTGTCCACTCCGCAGTTGGAGATCCTAGTATTTCAAGATTTGCCATACAACAACCAGTAAATACTAAAGTCACAACAACTTCTTCACAGGGCACGGAGCAGTAATGAGTTAAAACACTTACAGTATTTCCCTCATCATCTTTATATGTGTTATCGTCTACATTTAGTTTAAAGTCTTTTGAAAGATCATAATTAAACTTTGGAAATTCTGACGATAAACTTGGATATAAGTTTTTCTTTGCCATTTCTTTGCAAGCATATACATCTTGGTATGAATTACATAAACAACTTGTAACATCACTATAAACAAGGTCGCCAGCAACAGAAGATTCTGTTTTAATGCATTTTCCATTTGATGCTATCCATCCTGAACAGCCTCCTTCAACGCAAGTAGAAAAATGTATTAAAGGTTTGTTTTGTCTATGATTTATTTCTTTTGGGTACGTAGGAATTTTTGCTTCAGTTGCAATAGAATATTCGTTCGTATAGAAACTATCAACAGCATCCATTTTTACTCTTTTTTTAATTGCAAAAGGAGTGTTTTCATCTGGCACGCACACACATCCTAAATCTTCTTCTTGCCCTGTGGTGCTTTCATCAGGAGATATCAACTCAATATTAGCTATTCCACCATCGCAGTTGTCTTCCTCCCAACTAAGCAGTACTATCTTGCAACCTTCCAACGTGGAACAATTACAAGTATTTATACCTACGCTAACAAGGCTCAAGATTGCGATAAAGCTACCACAGCTTATTTCTGATTCGAATCCGTAATTTATAGTGGTATCTATGTCGCCGTTTTTTGTGAAATTACAACCATTGGTGCGATTGACGGATGTTAATGAGTATAGTATCGGATCAGTAGAGTCGTTGAGCCCATAAGGTCCGGTCAGGGTTATTTTGAGAGTATAGCCAGTAGCATTCAGAGTCGCACAATCACATGATGGAGGTTGATCTAATCGTAATGAACCAGCAGCATATGTGAATGTGGCACTGGTGTGACATGGGCAAGGCGGGCAGCAGTTGCAGCATGGAATATCACACCAGTTTCCTGATCCTGTAGCACCCGGACAATCATATGGTGGCTCACATGACATTTATATTCTTTCCATAACCAAAGAAATTTTTTGGATATTCAATTTTTACAGTTCCTTTTTTATTCGTTGGTTTTCCTTCAGAGTCTTCTACCCACCAACGTACTTGCTCAACTTCTATTCCAAGTTCTTCCATGTGGCATTTATCATTGGGACTAACAGGCAAATGGTACTCGGTACCTTCTACCAAAATAGCAACTTTACATTGTTTTTTATTGCCGTCATATAACAAGCAATTTTTGCATATAGGTTCTATTTTTTTAGACATGTTATCTTTCTATTTACAGTATTGACATGATTTTTTGTTTTTGCTATGCTTTTGAAAATATTGTGCTAAAATAGTAGAGTGTGCTTCACTGGATTAAACGAAACCTCAATAATTTGAGGAATAAATTTTTCCACAGAAATAGACAGATACATGACTGTAATAATAGGACTTTCTGGACGCAAGCAATCTGGCAAAAGCTCGTCTGCCGATTATATTATGTCTTTTATGGAGAAAAATAGTTTTAATTTTTCTTGCAAGGTGTACAGTTTTGCAGACCCTTTAAAACAGGATATTTGTATCAATATATTGGGGTTATCCCATGACCAATGTTATGGTACCGACGATGATAAAAATACAATGACGGATATTTGTTGGGATGGAGTCCAATTAACTGCTCGAGAATCTATGGAGATTATTGGAACAAAGGTATTTAGAGCATTAAAAAACAATGTGTGGGTGGACGCCACAATTAATAAGATTAAAAAAGAAAATTTAGACTTAGCTATTATTTCTGATTGTAGATTCCCAAATGAGGTAGAGGCGATCAAAAAGTGTGGTGGATATAATATCAGGTTAGATTTAGACCCATTTAACTCGAAATCTATCAGTGAAAGCTCTTTAGACAAATCATCATATGATTGGTCTAATTTTGATTTGATTATTGAGAACGCATCCATGACTATTGAAGAAAAGAATAAGTCAATATTACTATTTATATCCTCACTCTTTTCTAATATAATCGATCCAAAATGATTAAGTATTTTTTTCACTTTTTTAAGTGCATGTTAGGATCGCCTGAGATAGTTGCACCGACCCGTATAACTCCTGCTAAGTTTAGAATCAAAAAACCATTGATTCATAGCTATAGAAGCAAGGGCACTACAAAATAGGGATTTCGGAGTTAACGGTAGCAACTGACTTTTTGTCTGATACTTTAAGTTTCTGCGTTGGAATTCTTTTAATTGGACTACTAAACAAAGGTCTAGCAAATACAGCAATAGATGCTGTAGAGGTTCCTGTTTCTTTTAATTTAATCCACTCTTTAAAATTCATACTCCGCCTAAAGCTGGCGACCAGCCTGTTGTAAGAAAACTGGTTAATTCTTTTCTGTTTAAGTGATACCTTTTTTTATCTTGATAGCTAGATTTGTTAAGCTTATTACCAGATAAATAGCTTCTACTACCTGTTTGTGGTTTTAATCTTATATCGGCTCCTTGTGGCGATAATGATCCTTTAACAACTTCCCATGCTGAGAGCTTATACAGTATTTCTTTATTTGGGCTTCCTAAGCCAAAATGCGAGGAAATCCAAGGCTCTGTTTCTAATATTTTATAACAAGATTGCTCCATTCAATTCCTTCTTCGTCGCCCAAAGCGGCAAGGTAGTCAGCTTTTTTTTGCTGTTCATGGAAAAAGAACGTTTTAAAACTACAGGCATTTAACATATTATATATATATAAGATAATAGGTTATTTAAAGGAATTATTAATGATTACTTGGGAAAACTTTTTTAATATATCTAATAGTTTAGACTCAGAAGGCTACACTTTATTTTTTAAAAAAAATGGAAATTATTATGTGGCTACCGAGGATAATAGGATTATATTTGCAAAAATTAAGTCGCATGACACGGAAGATATGACCGCAGATGAAAAAGTAAGTTTTGTTGCAAAAAATATCAGTACAAACAAAAAAGAAGTTTTCATTGAGAAAGACATGCCAGAAATAGAAGTTTGTGACAAAAAAGAAATAATAAAGCAAATATTGAAAAGTAGGTAAAATGTTTCCTTTTCAAAACAATGCTATACGACACTACGCCTGTTTTGTATGTGGTTTGAGCTACACTTGTTTTAAAGAGTTTACAGATCACATTGTAGAAAACCATGAAGAGGGCAGAGAATATATAAAATGCCCTCTTGAAAGGTGTGGAGCATGTGTAAGAGATTTAAGACAACATTTTTTAGTTAATCACAAAACAGAATCTATTCCAAAAAAAGGTCAATTGAAAGCAACGATATGGAAAGACCAAAACCATAAAACAGGAAAAATGACGCAGAGAAAGCCTAAGTTTAGAGAAGGCTATATGTATTCTGTAAAAAACGGCAAAGAGGTTCATTACAGATCCGGAATGGAGTGTGAAGTATATGAATGTCTGGAAGCTATGAATGATGTTGTAGGATACAAAGTAGAGCCGTTCGCAGTGCCATACAGTTTTCAAGGTGAGCCACACGAATACAATCCTGACTTGCAAATTTTTTTTAACAACAGAGTTGAAATATGGGAAATAAAACCTTCCAATCAAACAAGCTTGCCTAAAAATAATGCAAAATGGGCAGCATGCCAATACTTTTGTGAGGCAAGAGGATATAAATTCATGGTACTTACAGAAATTGGAATGAGTAAAATTAAAAAAGAAATAAAAAACCAAAATAACTAAAAACGACTTGATTGATAATCTTTTTTTTCATATATTATAATGATGAAATATTTGATTGGAGAAAATAAAAAAATAGGCATTATTGGCGATGCCATGATTGATGAATATTTCTTTGTTAATGTAAAAAAAATATCGCCAGAATTTCCAATACCGGTGATGCATTCAAAAACGGACAAATCTAAAATATGTCCTGGCGGAGCAGCAAATGTAGCACATCAGTTTTCTCATTTTAGCATTGAAGCTAAACTTTTATGTTTTTTAGATCAAGAGTCTAAACTGCAACTTGAAGAACATAACATAGATACGTCGTTATGTTTGATGATAGAAAATAATATACCAAGGAAAAGAAGGTTCTATAGCGAAAATTTTCCTACTTATCGATGGGACATTGAGGAAGAATTCTATGGAATGGATTCACAATCTATACTGGAATTATGTCAAGAGTTATATGATAAAAACTTACCTAGAATAGGGGAGTTTTCAGCATTAATATTCTCTGATTATGACAAAGGCGTTTGTGAACACTATTTGCCGTCTTTGATAAAAAATGTTCCCATAACTGTAGTTGATTCCAAATGTAAGAATATTGAAAAGTGGAATGGATGTACCGTTTTTAAGCCAAACTACAAAGAAGCAATATCAATATCTGGCTGTAGCAACGCTATTGATGCTGGTATATGGATAATTAAAAAGATTAATTGTGAACATGTTGTCATAACAAATGAAGATAAATGCATAACGGTAATTTCTAATCAGGCAGAAGGAATCAAGGCAGTTGAGATATTTCCAGATTGCACAGCACCTCAGGCAGAATCGGTTATAGGTGCTGGCGATTGTTTTGTCGCATTTTTAACTATGGCTCTTGTTAGAGGAGCCTCAATATTAGAAGCATCTAAAATAGCATTAGAAGCGGGTTTGATCTATGTGCGTAAAAAGTACAATGAGCCAATAAACAAGCTTGATTTAGTTGGCAAAGATAAAGTTGTAAACGCTTCCGATTTGAGAAGAAGAGACTTTAAATTAGTTTTTACAAATGGGTGTTTTGACTTATTGCATACCGGACATATTGAGCTTCTTAACTTTTCTAAGTCAAAAGGAGAGAAACTAGTAGTAGGAATCAATACAGACAGAAGTGTTTCTCAACTAAAGAAGGGTAGACCTATACAGTCCTTATGTGATAGAATAAAAGTGTTATCATCTTTAGAATCAATAGACTATATTGTTGTTTTTGATGAAAAAACGCCTCTTAACATTATCCAAGAAATACTTCCGGATGTAATTGTTAAAGGTTCTGAATACAAAAAAGAGGATATTGTAGGTGCTAGCCACGCAGCAGAGGTTTGTGTTTTTCCGATGGTGTCAGGTTTTTCAACAACGAATTTAATTTCACAAATAGTAGAAAAGGTAAAAAATGATTAAACTAGTAAAAATAGCCACAGGGGAAGACATCGTTGCAGATATTGAATTGGTTGATGATGAATTATTTGGCAAAAGTATAAAAATGAAAAAACCACAAAGGTTTATGATGACAGCGGAAGGCATAGGATCTATTCCGCTTATGCCTCTTAGTAGTGATGAAAGTTATACTATTGGTATAAATCATGTTGTTTTAATATCAGAGCCAGATGCAGATGTTAAAAATGGATACAGTAGCCAATACGGCAGTGGCATTGTCTTAGCTTCAAATAACAAAAAAATTATTCAGTGATAAAATGATATTTCGGTTTCCGGGCGGTAAAAGCCGAGTGGCGAAATTGATAGTCTCAAAAGCACCAAGTGTAATAAAGGATTATCGAGAGCCATTTTGTGGTGGCTCATCTGTATTTTTTGCTATTCAGCCAATAAGCAGATGGATTAACGATATTGACCCACATTTAATGAGCGTATATCTGGCACTAAGAGATAGACCCACTGAATTCATAGAAATGTGTAAAAAAATAAAACCTCAAAAGCAAGGTGAAAAACTTACTTCGGCTCGTCCTGGTGGGAAAAAAATTTATAACGCTCGTCTAAAATCTGTATTTGATAAATTATCTTTTGATGATAAGTGCGATCAAGCTTTGCGGTATTTATTTGTAAATAAAACAGTTTTTGCAGGCAGAACAAATTATGACATGCCATCTAGAATGTATTTTTCTAATCCTTCTGGATGGAATATTGTAAAAGGCAATAAACTAGAAAAAGCAGCAGAGCACTTGAAAGATGTTAATATTACTGTAGGCAGTTACGAACAATTGCTTTCTACACCAGGAGAAGATGTGTGGATATATGCTGATCCTCCGTACTTGGTTAATACAAATTTGGCTCGAAGTTCACAATTGTACAGATATGGTTTTATGCTTGAGGATCATGAAAAATTTAGAGATGCTGTTTATAAGTGCAAGCATAAAATATTGATTAGTTATGATGATGATGAAGGAGGAGTGATACGAAAATTGTTTAGCAACTTCAATATTGAATCTGCTTCTTGGACATATTGCGGCACATCTAGTGCTAAAAATCAATCTAAAACTAAGAAAAAAGGAAAAGAACTTTTTATTACAAATTATTAAAGGTTATAATATGAACAGCTTAACACACAGAATGGACAACAGATCTAAAGAAATATTTTCAGAAAATATAAAGGATTTCACAGGCAGGGAACAGGACTGGATAAGGATATACGCAGCAGATTTGTCTTCTAGAGGAGAATCCGTAGAAATATGTAATTATGGAGTAGACAATACCGGTGGCTTGATAGCAGGCAATCTATGCAATAACAACGCAGATAATTTAATTATAATCAACGGAAAGACTTATAAAGTAGATATTAAGACAATCCCAGAATGGTCTACAACTTTTACATTTAAAACATTTCTTTTACAGGATTATATCAATCAAGGTGCTTGTATTTTAGTGCCTAGAATGAATTTATATTATGTAATGAGTCCTACTTCAATGCGAGATATGTTAAAATCATTTGAACATATGATTTATAGGTCTTTTTCTCCAAATGATAAAGCCATAAGATTTGGTCAAGCAGAGATGGACCAATATGTTTTCAAAGGACATGTTAGAACAAGAAGCTGGACTCCAGAAGCTTGTGCATTAATAAAACAGCACCGCAATAGTTTGTTCAAGAAAAAAAATATCGGTTAGTTCAATCATAGTGTTCTAAGCCATTTTCATCAATATAGTGCAAAACCCAACCGTTTATATGCCTTCCACAAGAAACCCCTAAAGGGGACTGGGCATAATACGTTGGTGACGTATTGCAAAGGAGATTTTTACTATGGCTAGAAAAAGAATGTTAATAAACAAGAAGGCAACAAAAATGTTGTCTGGGGGTTGTTTCTTTTGTGGTATGGATGATTATGCCTGTCTTCACTGTCATCGGATTATAGCTGGTGAATCAAATGGAATTTATAGTGATTTCAACACACTTGTTGTTTGTTCTAATTGTCACAACAAAATACATGACCATCAAATTATAATTGATAGAAAATATATGTCTACTAATCGACGAGGATGGATATTACATTTTTGGGAAAATAAAAAGGAATTATGGAAATAATTCAAAATAATTTACTCATTGCCACTATCTATACTTACAATAATACTTAGAGATGTCTAATAGGAGTTATTTGTGGATATTGAACAAATTTGTATTTGGTTAAAATCTGGCACAAGTTTAACTAAAATTGCAAAAAAGTGCGGTTGTGACAGGTCTGTAATTCGTCGTATTTGTGTTGCACACAACCTTAAAGTGCCAAAGTCAAATAAAGAAAAACTTGTGTTGCAACAAGATGAGATAAATAAGGTGGTTCTTCTTTATAATCAAAATTTTACATTAAAGCAAATTTCTGATGTCATTAAGTCTAATAGACCCAGAGTTAAAAAAGCATTGCAATTAGGTGGCATTAAGTTACGCAAGAGAACAACTATTGATATTGATGAAACTTTTTTTCAACAAATAGATACTCAAGACAAGGCGTATTCATTAGGTTTCATTTTTGCCGATGGATGCGTGTACGACAGCAAAGGTAAATTGACTGGATTTAGAGTGCAAATTAAAGAAAATGACAGGGCTATATTAGATTACATTAAAAAATGTCTTGTTACTGATTATTCAGTAAAATTGGTCCCCCGAACTGATTGTGGCGACCAAGTGTCGTTATGTATCACGAATGTTATTTTGGCTAACCAACTTGTCACTCTTGGGTGCGTTCCAAGAAAAACTAAAATAGTTAAATTTCCGAACATTAAAGTTTGTTTATTGAGGCATTTCTTACGAGGGTATTTTGATGGCGATGGCTGCATACAAAATTCTCATAAATATTATGTCTATCCGTGTGTAACGATTTGTGCTTCTTATGATTTTGCAAAAAAATTACAAGAAGTTTGTTTAGATGAGTTTGGTGCAAAAAGTTATTTGAGATTCAACAGGAATATTTGGAAAGTGTCATTCAATAAAAGAAACGCTATGTTATTTATGAATTATATTTACCAAGGGGCAAATTTCAGTCTTGAACGCAAATACAATCGCTTTTTGTTTTTTAAACAATATTATGAAAATGCTGGCTATGGTAAAATATGGCGTCCTATTAGACAAAAGGCTTGGAATGAATTGAAGAATATTGAAAAAATATTGAAACAATATTGAAACAATGAATGGCTAAAATTGTTTATTATCGGCAGTGCAACCAACTCTTCTTGGTAATTTTATTGATTAATTTTTTGCGTCTTGACATGATATCACATAAGTAAAACTATACCTACATGATAGATATATTGAATTAAATTTCAACAAAGGAAAATTATATGAATTATTGTTTTGTAGGAGCTGTGTACGTCAAGAAGTTCGTAAACATCACAACTGCAAAAATAGCACTTTTTATCTGATAGCTTTTTTATTCTTTTGTTAATTAGCTTTTTTTTCAAGAGAATTCAATTCCTGCTTCTTCAACTTTTTTACTAGAAAAAAGTCAACTTTGCTCATTTATTTTTCTTCTTTTTAGTATAGTGCCAGTTTTTCCAATCTTTAGAGCAATTTCTGCAATTATCAGATGTTTGTACTTGTTTGCTAAACATTCTTTGAGGGACTTTTGCTATATCGCTGGTGATTGTGCTGCTTAAATTCACAGAGGGAGCAGGAGTAGTCTGAGCTGCTGCTGTTGCCGCCGCCACAGGAGCGGATTCCGCCTCTTCTTTCAGTCTTATCCATTCTATAAATTTCATAAAACAAATTCCTCTTAATAACTATATATTTATGCAATTATTCAGAAAATGCATAATTCCAAACTTGCTTGTAAATTCTAAGAAGAGAAAAAATGAAAAAATTTAATGAGTTTGTTAAGATGAGGCAACAAGAGCTTCAAGAAAATTTGGTTCTTAAAAAAAGGTACACCCCAGATAAAAAACTTGTGTTTGTTGTTGATAGTGATCTAGCTGACAAATCTGCCGCTGGGTATGAAACCTATAAAAATAAACAAAAAATTAAGTCCCTAGGATTTAGATGGGACAAAGAAATAAGCAAGTGGGTTTCTGTTCAACAATACGAACCAGAAGAATTAATAGTTGCTTTGCCACAAATAAGGCAAAAATTAAATCAATTAAATAAAAATTTTAATCCACCATCGCCAGAAGAACCTGATGTGGAAGAGCATGCGGATTTAGGAGTGTCAGAAAAACTCAAAGAAAGATTTCAAGATCTAAAGAAAAAAATTCTAGAAAGTCGAGGCTCGGAAGAAATCAACCAATTTCTTAATTTTAGAAAAAAATTCACACATAGATCTTTTAATAATCAAATGTTGATTTGGATTCAAAAACCAAACGCAACACATGTCGAAGGTAAAAACACATGGAAAGAAAAATTTGGTAGAATGCTTAAGCTTGGTTCAACAGCTATTAAGATATATGTCCCAATTACGTATAAAGCAAAAAATGGAGAAGAAGACGCTCCTATAAGAGATACTAACGCAGATGAAACCAAACTTGCCGGATTTACATTGGGAAATATCTATGACATTTTAGACACAGTACCCATAGTAGGAAAAGAACATATGTATGTTCCAACTCCTAAGTGGTATGATGAAGAAACTCCTGACGAGTCAACAAGATACATTTATGATGCCTTGCTTGATTTTGCAAAAGAAAAAAACATAGAAGTCTCAGTCAGTGCAAAAGGTTTAGATGGAGCTAGGGGAGTTAGTAGAAAAGGATCCATTCAGTTATTGCAAGAAAACATAAGCACAATGATTCATGAATTGACTCATGAAATTTTACACACAGCAGAAAAAAGAACTGGACTGGCTAAAGAAATACTCGAATTGCAAGCGGAAGGAGTAAATTATTTTGTTTTGGGTCATTACGGACTCCCGAATGCACATTCCATAGTGTATATGACATTATGGAAAATAGATCCTGATAACATAAGAGAAAATGAAGAAATAATACTAGAAACCACCCGCATGTTTATTGAATATATTGATAAAAAAACAATGGAAGTAAAGTCTGAAGAAGAACCAAAAGCGGAATCTTTCAAATCATTTTTATTAAAAAATTATTAATATTATTAATTAAGCTATATAGTATAGCTTCATGAGTGGAAGCATAGACAAAGGAGTTAAATTTGATTACTTTTTTAAAATGGCTTGAATGTAGATATATAAAAGAAGATTCATATGAAAAATTTAATTTACAAAAGCAAGGAACTATAGCAACAGAGTTGGCTAGTGCTGGTGAGAAGCCCAATGCTAGTAATGTTGCAAGAGCCGTATTAAAGGATCCAAAATTTCAAAATGCTGCCCGAGCATTATCTGGATTAAAGCCTGATCCAATCACCATACAAAAAGATGTGGACACCTTTATGCGAACACAGGCAAAGAAGCAACCAATCAAGCAACAAATTGTATAATTTCCCAGTGTGAACTGGATAGGATGCAACATTTCACAGTTCTTAACTAGTTTATAGTATGATTTCTAGTTTAGGCAAAGGATTAAATATATTAATATCTTGTGACCATAGTTTTGGTCACAATTGGATGTCATATTTATGTTATTACTCTATTTTTAAAAACCTTCCAGAAGCTAAGGTTTTTGTAGTATGCAGAAGAAGAAACGTAACAGGAAGTTTATTTCTTTGGACAAAAAAGTTTAATGTTCCTTTTAAAATGTATAATGGGGAATATGATATTGGCAATTTATCAGGCATTAAAGATGTGCCTTTGTTAATTACATCACCAGAAGTTATAGCAATAAGAGACTTTGAAGAGGCGAAACAAGATCAGAATATATTAAATGATAGACATTTTTTAGTTCAAACTAATTTTTTATGCGAAGCCAAAGAAGATACAATGTGTGTTTTTTCTTCTTATTTAAATGGTTTTGGTAATTTTGTTACATCCGAGTGGATAGATAATATGAATTGTCCACTTGTGTCATCTTTTTCAAAACGTTTTTTTCACAATGGAATGAATTCTAATGAAGTACGGATGGCGGATATTTGGAAAGAAAGTATTAGTTTATTTCAAACAATATCGACAGGAAAATTATGAAAAGATTTAATTTTGATGAGGAGGATTCAGGTTCCGAAGGTAATTTCTATGATCATGAACCGCCAGAATCAGAAAACACTATTACTCCTGATGAATATAGAGATATTTTAGAACAAGAATTAACTTTATTTGAAGCTAAGCTTCAACATATGGAGCAAAGAAAAAATCATATTTTACTCAGAGAATCTATTCAAATATTAAAAAATTCTTTTTGGTGGAAATTTCATACAGTTCATACTAGATTAGATTATATCGATAAGACTTTTAACAAATTAAAAGAATTAATTAAGTTTGAAAAAGAAGAATAAGGTTTTGGAAACAAGTTTTTTGTTTTCGCACAATATTTCTTAAAAAGGCAGGTGTATTATTCCTCTATATGAATTTCAATGTAAAAACAAAAAATGCAATAAAACATATGAGGAACTAGTTTCCTTAAATGAAAAGGATAAATATCCTAAGGTTGAATGCCCACATTGTGGGTCACATAAAAAATGCAAATTAGTATCTTCTTCAGGATTTCAATTTACTAATCCTGAAGGTACAGGTCGCTGGACAAGTGAATCTGGTGGACACGATTATAGATTCAAACATAATCTTCCTTCCGTGATAAAACAAAGGAAGTCCGCAGAAATCGCACAAAAAACAAAAGATCCTTATAATAAAATAAATGATATTAATAAAAATAGTTCTTGGACAAACTAAATTCTAAAATTGTTAGTAGTTCACTATATTAATTTCGTGACTTGATCGAGTCAATTTGTTTTTGTATGATGCGTGTATCACACCAGAAATTTTAGTACTAATTCAAAATGGGAAAAATATCATGACTGAACAAAACACCTTAGAAAAACTACTAAGTATTTTTAACAAAGATGTGTTTAAATCTTTAAACTCAGAAATGAGTTTTATTGAATATCTGGAACTAGTAAAACAAAAACCATATCTTGCTAGAAATTCTTGGCAAAACATTTATGAAATGATAATGGAAAAAGGAAGTTCTACTGTTGAAGAATACAGAAAAACTTATGTACATTATAATTTTTTTGATGATGCGGAACTACCAATTGTTGGTTTGATTCCGATGAAAGATGCACTTGTAAAGTTTATAAAAGGAGCTGCTGGAGGATACGGTGCGGAGCGTCGTATTTTGCTTCTACACGGTCCTGTTGGAAGCTCCAAGTCCACAATCTGCCGACTTCTTAAAAGGGGTCTTGAGCGATTCTCGCAAACCGATGATGGAGCTTGGTATTCATTCAAGTGGGTTAATTTGCCAACAGGACCTGATGGTATTTACACCGATACAGAATGTGCATGTCCTATGCATGAACAACCATTAAAGCTTTTGCCGTTAGAAATTAGAAAAGTTTTTATGGCAGAGTTAAACAGAATATTTGAGGAAACGCTACCAGAAAACAGAAGAACTGATTCTTATACTTTAAAGTGTAATGATGAATTAGATCCTTTATGCAAAAAGTTCATGGGATCATTGCTTAAAAAGTATGAAGGAGATCTAGAAAAAGTTTTAGTTAATCATATTCGTGTAATTAGAAAAGTTTATAGCGAGGCTGATCGCTGTGGAATTGCAACATTCCAACCAAAGGACGAAAAGAATCAGGACAGTACTGAGCTAACAGGAGATATTAATTTTAGGCAAATTGGCAACTTTGGTTCTGACTCAGATCCTCGAGCATTTTCTTTTGATGGCGAATTTATGGCTGGTAATCGAGGGCTAATAGAATTTATAGAAGTATTGAAGTTAGACACAGCATTCTTGTATGACCTTTTAGGAGCGAGTCAAGAACAAAGTATTAAGCCAAAGAAATTCGCACAGGTTAGTATCGATGAAGCAATTTTTAGCCATACAAACGATCCAGAATTTCAGAAGCTAAAGAGCAATCAGTATATGGAAGCATTTCGTGATCGAACAACAAAAATTGATGTTCCATACACCTTAAAGTGGTCTGAAGAAGTGAAGATACTAGAGAAGGACTATGGTCCGAATAAGGTAAAGCAACATATAGCACCTCATACACTAGAAATAGCTGCTCTTTTTTCTGTACTTACTCGAATGCTAGATGATAAAGATGGAAAGCTTTCTTTAATAGAAAAAGCCGAGCTTTATGATGGACGGCTTCTGCCGGGATGGACAGAAGATGCTGTTAAAGAAATGAAAGACAAGTATCCAGATGAAGGAATGGCTGGTGGGGTTAGTGTGAGATACTTACAAGACAAAATATCTAATTGTTTAGCAAACAATCATGAATATGTAAATATGTTTATGGTTCTAAATGAGCTAAGAGATGGATTGGAAAATTCTTCTCTTCTAACGAATAAAGAACAAGTCGGTAGATACATTACTTGTGTGGATTTAGCACTGAAGAAGTTAACAGAAATTCTTAAGGCTGAGGTTCAAAAAGCACTTGTTGGTGACGAAGATGCAATTATCAGATTGTGCACCAATTATATCGACAACGTGATGGCTTATATTAATAAGTCTAGGATCAAAGACCCAATAACAGGTCAGGACAGAAAACCTGACGAGAGATTAATGCGTCAGATTGAGGAAAAGATTCAAATACCTGAAACTGGTGCAGAAGATTTTCGTCGTCAGATGGCTGCATTTATTGGTGATTTAGCACACAAACAAAAGCAATTTAGATGGGATTCAAACCCAAAATTAAGAAAAGCTTTAGAAGCAAAACTTTTTGAAGATGTTAAGGACACCATAAAGCTATCCGCTCTTAATGTGAGTGGAGCAACTGTTGTAGATAAAGATATTCAAGAAAAAATAGATGCTATCAAAACCAGACTGATCAAACAGTATGGATACAACGAAAGGTCTGCTACCGATGTTTTGGACTTTGTTGGTAGTATATTTGCTCGTGGGGATTTAGCTGAGGAAGAAAATTAATTGGTAGGGGCAGAGTTATTCTGTGGGCAAGGTGTGTAAGTTCACCTTTTTTGGGGCTCTGCCCCTACTGGAAAATGAAAATTAAAATGAAAAACCATTGGTTGGGTACTGCGAAAAAAAAGAGAATCGTCAATAAAATTGATGATGCTGGTCTAGAGGTATGGAGTGAAGATGGAACTTTTGGTGACTTTTTTAAAAGATTAACCAAACAAGAAAAAGATTTTCTTATGCACCTTAATCTTTCCGACTTTGTTTGCGAAATAGATGATAATAAGTTTATTTTTGAATTGGTTTGTTTAGATTAATTGATAATTTAAATTTAAAAAGGTGAACCTTGCCTAGAAGAATTGAAGAAGATTGGAAAGACTTCCGAGACGTTGTAGGGGGCAAGATAAGAAAAGCCCTTAAAAAGTTTATAAAAAGCGGACAGATCGTTCGTAACCGTGGTAAAAACGGAAAAATATCTATCACAATTCCAAAAATAGATATTCCCCATATTGTTTACGGATCGGGCGACGATGGCGTTGGAAGAGGAGAAGGTAAAGATGGGGATGTGATCGGAAAAGACGAACCCAAGAAAGGCAAAGGGTCTGCTGGGCAAGGTGAATCCGAGGGAATTACCATTAGCCTAGATCTAGAAGATGTTCTTAAATTTATGCAGGAAGAACTAAAGCTTCCAAATTTAAAGAAAAAAACAAATGAAACTTATGATGAAATAAAAATAAAATATAACAATATCTCTTTAATTGGTCCAGAGTCACTGCGGCACAACAGACGCACTCTAATGCAAACATTAAAGAGACAAGCTGTAGAAGGAACGTTGAGTGATCTTTCTTACGTTCCAGGACTAAAAGATCCTGTAAGAATTCTTAAGCCAATAAATGAAGATAAGAGGTACAGACAGTTTAATGAAATAAAAATACCATCAAGCAATGCTCTTATTGTTTTTGCAAGAGATGGATCTGGTTCTATGGACGCTACGAAATGCGATATTGTTTCTGATATGAGTTGGTGGATAGATACGTGGATAAGAAGGTTTTATGATCGAGTGGATCGATTATACGTTTGGCATGATTCTAGTGCCATGGAAGTAGATGAAGATAAATTTTATAAATATAGATTTGGCGGCGGAACAACCTGCAGCAGTGCTTTAAAGTTTATTTCTAAACAGTTTGAAAATAGGTATCCTACAAACAAATGGAATATCTATGTTTTTTATTTTACAGACGGTGAAAACTGGACTGATGATAACCAAGTTTTTATTTCAACTTTAGAATCAGACTTTGGATCAAATGTTGTTAATTTTACAGGTATTACTCAAATACTTTCTTCTGTTACAACCGGAAGCGTTAAGCATGATGTGGATCAAGCAATAAGACAAGGAAAACTAGAGCGTGATTATGTGAGAACTGTTTCTGTTGGAGAAGGTTCTACGGCTGGTTATTGGAATTCTTCTGCACTAAGTGAAGAAGAAAGAAATAAACAAATAATGAATGCAATAAAATCGCTTTTAGGGAATAACGAAGAAGATGCTTCTTACCCTTAAAAGTAATATCATTACAAAAAAATTTTAGCTATGACTCAAGATGATTCAAGAGAAAAACAAATAATTAAATTATGTCAACTTATTAAGGTTGACAGCAGATATTTACACGACGCAGAAGATAAAAAAGGCAATATGTTTGAAGTTAAAACGCTTACTTCTCCATACAAAGGCATATCAACAGCTAGGCAAGTACATGTTAAAAAAATTAATAAATGGAGACAAAGATATTGGTTGTTTGCTAAAGGCAAGAAAAATACAAAAGGAATGAAAATAGAAGATCTGTATATTCATCATCCAAATTCACTTGAACCTTTTTTTATGAAATGTGAAGAAAGAATTAATAAAGCTATTCGTGCATGTTCTTGCTTGATTAAAGCTGCAAAAAAGATTAATATGCCTATAAGAGAAATCAAAGAAGTGCTACGCATAATAGAAACTGGTGCACGTTTGGACAATCCTACAATTTCACAAAAGTTGATGAAATCTGGTTTTAGGCTATCCACCAAAAATAGTAAAACGTTAAAAAAAGAAATGAACTTTTTTGTAGCAAAATACCCATTGAGAAAAACTAATGTCAAATAAATTTTTGCATGGATCTCCTATTCTGTTAGGAGATAATACTGTTCCAGGCGTGCAGCTTTCTAAAGAGCTAAAAGAGCTAGCACCAAAGATATTACAGTCTTGTAAAGATTGGGGTCTAGATTTTTATCCAACAGTAGTTCAGTTGCTAACATACGACGAAATTAGCGAAATAGCAGCATATAATGGATTCCCTGTTCGTTTTCCACACTGGTCGTTTGGTATGGAATACGAAGAGTTACAACGTGGGTATGAGTTCGGACTTTTTAAAATATATGAAATGGTAATCAATTGCTGTGAACTTGATGCTCCGGTTTTGACTAAGCGGGGTACGGTTCTAGCTGGAGATGTAGTGGCTGGCGATCAGGTTATTGTTGGAAATGAAACTAGGAATGTTGTTGGGATAAAAAGACAAGATGCCTCTAAAACTAAGAAAATTTGTTTGAAGTATGGTCAAACATTAGTATGTACGCCAAATCACAAATGGCGTGTTCTTTCTAATAATGGTTTGATCTGGAAAAAGGCATCGGATGTTGTGCCTGGTGACATTTTTGTAGGAACTGATTCATATGAAAGTAATTGGGATGCACCAAGAATTGATTGGTCATCCGAACAAGTTTTTGAATCAACAAGTCCCAACATTAGGCATTGTATTAAAGAAATTTATCCACCGAATCATATTACGATAGAATTGGCGGAACTTCTTGGAATTTTGGTTGGAGATGGGTCGATAGGAGTAAAGTCTGCTGAAAATATGTTAACCGTTGCTGTTGGTAAAAAACACAGGACATATGCAGAACATGTTGTAGATTTATTTAAAAAGGTATTTGGAGTTGTTGCAGAGATTTACGAAAAGCCAAATTGTTTCACTGTAACATTATGTTCAAAAAACGCAGTTGATTTTGTTAATTCGATTGGTTTAAAGAAAGGTAAAACATTTAAAGAAAAAATAATTCCAGATATTATTTGTAAGTCTCCTCCTGCCTATAGATGTGCTTTTCTTCGTGGTTTGTTCGATACTGATGGATATGTAACTAACCATGTTGGTTTTAGTTGTTACAATAAAAAATTAGCAGATGATGTTCAGATTATGCTTTCGGAAATGGGAATTCTTTCTAATTTAAAAACATTAAAAAATGGTAAGGGCAAAAAAGGTGATCAAAAATATATTAATGTTGTTAAAATTCAAGGAATTTGGGCTGAAAATAAATTTTACAATAGAATAGGTTTTGTATTTGAATATAAGCAAGAATCACTTAAAAAACTACTTGATAGAAAATTTTGTCGTGGTTCTGGAATAGAGGTACCATACATTCAACGACAATTGATTATGTGGGCAAAAGATATTGGTATCACAACATATAAAAACCATAGTCTTGGCTATTCTATTAAAAAGTTTGAGAAAAAAAATGTCGGGATTAATTCTTGTTCGTCATTTGTACAGAAAGCAGAAGAACAAGGATTAAGTGTTCCAAATTATATTAAAGATATTATTTCAAATCCTTTATTTGTTGTTGATAGTGTTACCGAAGGAGACGAGATCGAAACCGTTGATATTGCACTGGATCATGATGCTCATGATTTTATTGCGTATGGATTGATCACACACAATACAAATCCTTGTTATATTTACTGCTTGAGTAGCAACACTCTTTTGGACCATTTGACTGTTATTGCACATGCCACAGGGCATAATGACTTTTTTAAGAACAATATACATTTTAGTGCCACAGATACAAATATGCTTAATAAAATGGCAAATCATGGCACAAGAATTAGAAATTATATGTCTCGTTGGGGAAAAGAAAGAGTCATAGAGTTTCTTGATTGGGTTATGAGGCTGGAAACTTTAATTGACGGAGCAGAAGCGTGGTCTGATAAAATTTCAAAGAATGTTATCGTGCAAGACGAAAGAGTTTATAGACAACCAAGAAGGCTCACAGTTAATAAAGAAAGAATGTATATGGAGCCTTTTATAAACACACAAGAATTTCGCCAAAAAGAGAATGAAAAAATTCATCAAGAAGACATTGAAGAAGAAATAGGTATTTTTAAGGAGCCAACAAAAAATATTTTGGGATTTTTAAGGGATAACGCACCGCTCAAACCATGGCAAGCTGATATTATCTCTATGCTTTATGACGAGGCAATGTATTTTTTCCCACAAAGACAAACTAAGACCTTAAACGAAGGATGGGCTTGCGGGAAAAAGGACACTCTTGTTTGTAGCAATTTTGGTATTTTGACTTTGGGAGAAATAGTTGAAAATAGAATGCAAGTCACCATTTACGATGGAGAGAAAGAAAGAAAAGTTACGAATTGGTTCACTTTTGAAAATCGAGATGTGTATCGTATAGAAACTCGTCGTGGATATGTTTTTGAGGGATCTAATAACCATCGTATTATGGGCAGGTATGATTGGATTCGTATGGACGAAATGTCCGTTGGACAGGTATTGGAGTTGTCTTTTTCCGATATCTGGCAGAATGACTTGCAAGAGGTTAAGTACGAGGTACCAGAAAAAAGAATTGAACTTAATGAACTTGCCGAAATGGCATCTGTTTCAAAATATAAAGTGATTTATAGGAAATATCAATACAAAGGTGAAGAAAAAAATGATTCTTTAGGAACTTTGATTAAAGAATATGACAATCAAAAAACTACTTTTATGAGAAACAAGAGGAACATTATTAATGTTCCTGAATATATGAATGAAGACTTTGCTTCGTTTATTGGATACATGATTGGTGATGGTCATATTTCTTTAGTTAAAAGAACTATGGGTTTAACATCTGGAGATAAAGAGCAAATTGATCATTACGCTACTTTGCTGAGTAATCTATTTGGATTAGAATGTAAGGTAAAATGGGATGGATCATCAAAAAATGGTAGATATAGGGCTGTTGTATACTCTAAAGATTTGGAAGAACTCCTTGTTCATCTTGGTATGAAAACAGGGGTTTGTGCTAGACTTAAAAACATACCAGAAATTATATTGAAATCACCAAAAAGTGTGGTTGCGGCATTCATCCGATCTTATTTTGATTGCGATGGTTATGCGGGGACTGCAGGGGTAATACTCTCCACATCAAGCGAAAGCATGTCCAGACAAATTCAGAATGTGCTTTTGAATTTTAAGATTCTCTCTACAAGAAGAAAACAAAAGGATTCATGTTGGCATATTCGGATGACCGGCTCAGAAGCTGTTAAATACGAAGAACAAATTGGATTTGGTTTACAAAGAAAAAAAGACAAATTAAGGAAATACATCTCTAGTCACAAATGGTTTGTGAAACAAAAACTTGAAAATAAAATTGTTTCTGTCGAAAAAATTGGAAAAGATACAGTTTATGATATTACGGTAGAAACAAGCAATAGATATTCAGCTTGTGGATTCATAAATCATAATAGCACGACAGACTCAGTAATTATGGCAGAACAGGGGTTTGCTTCTCTTGGACAAAAAAGTCATGATTGTGGAATTGTAGAATATTCTGAGCATAAAATGGGCGTTTTAGGTGGTAAGTATTCTATGAATCCTTATAAACTTGGGTATTATTTATTATCCGATATTCGTGATAGATGGGATAAAGGAAGATTTGGCTCTGAATGGGACGAATGCACTAATATTCATCAAAAAGAATCTTGGGATGTTAAAACTAATTTAGGAAAAGAGAAAATATTTGAGGTAAGAAAGTATTATGATGATTTAACATTTATACATGAATTCTTCACAGAAGATTTTTGCAGAACACAAGAATATTTTTATTGGACTCACTATCCTAATGGTGAGTTTCGTTTAGAAAGTAGAGATTATAAGAAAATAAAAAGTCTTTTAATGAAAAGGCACTTAAATGGAGGTCAGCCAGAAATAAAGCTCACAGAGCCCAATTATAGGGGCAAAGGGGGCATGATGTTGCAGCATCAGTTTGATGGACGAACTTTATACGAGCCTTACGTATCAGACGTTTTAGTGGCTTTAAGAGCTATTTGGGGAAATGATGTTTATTTGTCCACGCAAGACAAAGATGGTAATGAAAAGGTCTATTGCTGTTATGGCACTGATCCGATAAAAGATATTGAAGTTGTAAGCAGAGAAGAGCACACAAAAAATGGCTAAAAAACGATATATACAAAGCAAGGATAAAAAACCTTTAGATGGTAAATTGGAGGAAAATATGGAAAAAAATGAGTATCTTTTGACAGAAGAATTTGTTGAATTTTCAAAGAAAATATCTCAAATATTTGAAGACAAAAAAATTAAAAAATTAGAACTAAAAACTTTTTATGAGAAGGTTCAATTAGAACTAAAAGCTTTGGAAGAAGAAGCAAAAACTTTAGAATTGGCTTTTGAAGAATTCAAAAAAAGCAAAGAGCAAGTATTTTAGTAGCACACTATGATGCTATCATAGATCGCATTCCGTTGGAGCACAAACCAATGTGGAATTTCGTTGAATCCTGTTGACATTAAAGTATATTTTTGTTAGAATTATTAGCAAACAATTGTATTTTCGCCAGTTTATTCACTTGCAACAAAGGGACTAAAAAATGATTACTATAATGAACCTGCCAGATTCTTTAAATTTTCTCATAAGAAATGATGTTGTTTTTGAGGAAATTAAAAAAGATTTTCCAGAAATATTAGCTGACTTAGTTTCTTATAGAAGCAATCCAAACTGTTCCTGTAGAGGTAGAGTTTTTAAATTCTTTACAGAAGCACTACAAAAGGACTCAACGGTTTTAAATAAGTATGTTAAGAATCAAGAAGAACTAGCAGAAATAATAAAATCTGGAAACGAACAAAGACAAGCAAATAATTACAATGGAAAAGTTTTCATTATAGACAAAACTCAAACTGCATGGAGTGAATTTTCAAAAACTCTTGCGGGCAAATCATTCAGAGGGTTTAGCGTAGCAGAACGAGACGACGCAGTAGCTGTATACTTTTTATAAATCATGGACTAATTATGGAAATAATTATTTATCTTTTATCGTCCCTAGGAATTTGCTACGCATGGCATGATACAGAAGTTAGCACACCAATAAGGAATAAGGTGGCAACCATTCCTTATTTAAATAAAGTATTATTGTGCCATGAATGCTCAAGTTTTTGGTTCAGTTTAATTCTTAGCTTATTCATTAATCCTGTAGAGGAATACAGCTATCCAATAGTTAGTAATATTTTAAGTGCATTTTGTGGGTTTTTTATAAATCTTTACTTTAGTCGTAACCACATTATTTCTATTCACGAATGAACAAACTAACATTAAAACATTTTAATTTGTGAAGTGTTTTTAAGTTTTCGTGCTTGGATTTGAACAATTTTTTGTTGTGGTTTATTATAACTTTCCATAAGAGACTCTATAGTTTTTGAGCTATTGTCTCCTAATAAGTTTAATATTTTAGATTCAATCATATCTTGTGTGTAATCCCCAGCACCATCATATCCTTTTCCTGACCATAATTTTAAAAAAAAGACGCAATGAGAAGGACCATTCCGAACACGTACCTTTACAGTTACTATTTTATGATAATTGTTGTCGGTTAATATAATTTCTAGAGCAGAACAAACAACAGGTTCGTATGTTGTGATAACTCCATCTCGATTTGTAGGCGGTGGAGTGAAAGTTATTGGGTTAGTAAGAATCATAATATATGTATTTATAATTTTTAAAAAAATATGAAAAGAGGAATTGACAATTAGTCAAAGATGATATAAGTTGTGAAACAGCCAGAAT